GCAGTCTTACCACCAAAGTCTGCTGAAGTTACATTAAAACCCAATTCAAGGTCTTGTTCAACTACAGCCCCACCGAATGCTAATTGCATACGACCACCATCAAGAGTTTTTTCGTTGATATAACGCTCTTGTGCGAACAACGCACGACGGTAGTTTGCCATACACGCTTCAGACATTAACACACAGTTTATTTCACCCATATGAGTTACTGAGTTTGCTTGAATAGCCAACTGTTGCATACCACGAATACCATCAAGTCCGAAAGCACCAGCAGCATTACCACCAACAGAAAAGATTTGATTCTGCCAACCATTAGTAGTATTGTAGGTTTGCTTACTTATACCACCAACAACATTGTTTTGTGAACCAGCAACACCTTTGTTTTCACATTCCAAGAATCCACCAGCAACAGCACCATTAAGTGTGTTTACCGTAGTAAGAATTGTTGAGTTACCACGCAAGAGTTGTTTGTTTAACTCTCTTCGTAGCATACCCATAACAGAACGCATACGTGCTTCTACAATCTTTACGATTGCTTTCTCGCCTTGGTTCTCTAATTCTTCCTTTTTAGTAATAACGATAGGTGCAGTAAAGTCTGCCCATTCATATACTGCTGGTTGCAATACATCTTTAACAGCCAAGTTAACTGCTTCGTATCCAGTTGGTAGATTAGTAATCTGTGAGTGTTCAGCAATTGAAAGAGGACGTTGAATTTTAATTCCACCATCTTCATATTCAATACCATTATATCGTTTTGCATTATCTAAGAATGCGACCTTTTGAAATAGTTCATCAACTTCACCATCACGGATGGAATATAAGGTTGACGACAATAGATCATTTGAAATTGCCATTGTATTACCTTTATAAATATTAAGAGTTTAGTTTAACGTATTCCAGACGGAGTGTTGAGTTGAGGTATTCCGTAGAGTCTCTTAATACTTATAATAGTAATAAAATAGTTAGGTGTCAACCAAGGTGTGATCTATATTGTTCAATATAACCCATTAAAAATGAACCTGGACATTCTGTACTTCCAAACTCTTTGTGACCAAAAATGTTTTCTGGTTCTAATTGAAAGTCGTGTCTAAGAGCACTTAACAGTAATTTTAAGTTTTCTATTTGTATTGTTGATGGTGATTCAACACTTGTATTACCAACAATACAAATACCAATACTACTACGGTTTTTACCTTTTGTATGTGCGCCAATTTTTGATAAAGGTCTACATTCGTGTATTACACCATCATAAGTTATAACAAAGTGATACCCTATATCATTCCAACCATTTTCTTTAACGTGCCATTTTTCAATATGTTCTACAGTAGTTGTTATTGGACTTGCACTATGATGTATAATAATTTTATCTATTGATCTACTTACGTGAAATCTATCAGGGCGCAAAACTAAACTTTGTAATCTATAGTATCTCATTTCTTAGCCGACTGTGACTTGTGGTATTGGTATGCAGACCAAGCATCACGAAACTTTGGAGTACCAGATGGACTTACTGATTTACCTGTGCTTGTTTTTCGCAATGTTTCTCTCCTTGAAGTACGTTGTTGCTCCAATTCCTTTCGCTCTTTTGCTATTTTTCCTGCATCTACTTTTGCTTTTACAATGTAAAAGGCATCTTCAAGTTTAAGTTCAGGTCTTGCATGTAACATTTGCGCAATAGGCATTCTGTATTCATCATCCATAAGTTCTGGATTTGTTTGTTTAAAAGTTTCAAGTTGCATTCTGCGTTGTTTAACCTGCATTTCTTCTTGTGCTGGCTTCATCATTTCTTGCAACATCTGCGCCGCTTGTCTTTTAATTTCTGACTGCATTCCTTCAGGAGTATACAAGTCATACTCTTCTTCTTGTGACTTTGCTAACTCTGCTTCTGCTTGTTTAAGATACGGATTATTCAAAGACATATCTTGCTGACGATGTAGTTGCTCTTTTTCTACTTCAAGTTGTTTACGCATTTCTGCTAACTCTTGAGTTTTACGTGTATATGACGAACGTATATTAGCAACATGTTTTCTAGCATCTTCTGGTATGTGTTGCATCCATTCGTGCAATGGCTTCATACCTTTATGATTAGCATCATCAGTAAACTCTTCATAGTCTTCTTCGCCAAGTTTTAATAACTCGTCAATAGTTAAGAGTTGTTCTTCTTGTGTTTCAGTTTCCTCTTCAGGTGTAACTTCGGTTGTTTCTTCGGTTGTTTCGGTTGTATCGACTGCTGGATCAGTATCGACAGTTCCTTGAATAGGAGTGTTGTCATTCATATTAGTATTTCCTTGTTGACGGTGTACGTTTCTTTTTAGCTGTTTTTGCAGCACGTTTAAACATTGCTTTTGTTGGTGAGCCTTTAGCACCTTTCTTCTTCATTTTTTCACCACTACCTGCTTTTATTCTTTTGCGTTTAGCGTGAATGTTGGCATACAATCCGGATTTCTTTTTACCTGGCATTACATTCTCTCCATAAACAATTCGTCCATTTGTTCTTCATCTGGAGCATCTCCATCCATCATAGATTCACCAGCAGATACAACTTCTTCTTCTTCCATACCTTCTTCATTAGGCATTTCTTTTAAGTAGCGTTTGAATTCTTTGGAGTTAACCAAGTTGTTTACTTTTCCAGCAAGCATATTAATCATAGCATCATCAGTAATTTCTTGAAGTTCAAATGACATTTCTTCATCTATCATATCATTAGCAATAGCATCATCAATAGCACCACTAAACATCATTAATACACGAACAAAATCAGTTGGTAGTTTAGTTAATGGTTCATTAAATGTTGGATAATCTGGTGTTTGATCAAACAAAGGCAGTAAACGATTAGTTGCTTTTACTAAGTTGTTAAGTGCTTTTGGTGTATAGTTTCCTTCTGGAGCCATATCATCAAACATCATCTCATCATCTTCTTCTGCACCTTGAATTTCAATTTCCATTTCCATACTAGGTTGTTCCATTTCTTCTTCTCTCATTTTGATTCTCCTGCGAATGCTTTATCAAGTTTACCAGACAATGCGTCTTGAGCAGTAAAAGCTTCTACTACTGCTTCTTCTTTTGTTTTACCATTATCTAGTGCACTTGTGTAGGTGTCAATACATTTATCTTGAAACTCTATACGGTCTTTTTGTGCCGAAACCGCATCATCCCATCGGTCTTTAGGCAAATCTGCTTCACAAACAAAACCTTTTGACTCCATAATCTTTTTTTCTTTTTGTGGAGAATCAACGTGAACACCAAGTGCCTTACTAAAATAGCCATTAGCACCATATCTACCTGTTGTATTCCAACTTGTATGTGCCGAAGGAGCAACTAATAGTTTATATAACCTACCACCACAACCACTTTCATATGTTTGTGCACCACAATACTCTAAATCTGGCTCACTAATATGTAAAATCTCTTCGTGAATCTTACTACAATGCTTACACTTAAACATATACAATGGCATTACAATCTACCTTTGTTAATAGATTGAGCAAACTGTTGTGCGGGTAATTCACCTTGTGCCCCTATATCTCCAGTTGTTGCTTCAACTTCTCCAGGTGCTCCCATTGGAGCCTGTGGTTGCATTGCTTGTTCAACAACTTCTTTAAAAGTATCTGGCATCTCAAACAATCTTATTACTTCATCTTTAATTGTTTGAGGATTAACACCTAGTTGCATTAACGTTGGTAGTAACTGAACAAGGTTATTTCTTTTTAATGCTTGAGATAGTGGTGTTGAACTTTGATCCAAAGATACTATCTTAAACTTAGCATCTAAATCTTTTGGTGAGATTATTACAGGCTTATCGTTTACTTCGATAACTGCAATTTCTTTCTCTTCGGATAGTAATGAAATAATACGCAAGTATACGTGAGCAATCATTTCTATTGCTCCGTCCCTTTCACGGGCTAACTTACCAATCTCACTTGCAGAATATTGGGCTAACGCAGCAACTTCTGTAGCCGTCGCCTTCGTCGCTTCCCCACGACTAAACGGTGCTAGAATACTACCTCTGTTGATGTCACNNTCNATAAACCCTAAGTACCTCTCAAAGTTGTTACTCATTGGCTCTACACCTAACGGTTGTATTACCCCTGATAACACAGGTTCATCGACTGCAATCATTGCACCATCAACACCAGCAGTAATCTTGGCTAGGGATTCTTCATCTAATGCACCTTCTTTGTAGATGTATTGACGTGAATCTCGTCGAATGGCGTTAGCCCAATACGTTCTTAATATATTCTTTTCGTAAAATTGGTCGTACACACGACTAACCGCAGACAAACCTTGCATTGGCTTTTCTGGTTTACGACTATAAAACAAAGGACAGATAGGTGTCATTGGTTGATCAGCATAAGTTCTTACAGGAATCTCTGACTTCTCCAATAAACCATCACCTTCTTTATAACTTGGTGACCAAAAATACAATTGATCATACAACATGTCATAAAACTCTACTACCTGGATATAAAGATAATCATCAGGTAGATCATCAGAAACACCACTAAACTTTTCTTGAGGTGTAAAGTATTCAACTTTTGGTATCGCTGTATAGTTCTTGTTACCAAACTTTTCTTTTGCCTCTGGAATGCTTAAGTAATAAGTATGACCAATAAATCTTTGGTCATTCCAACTGTTGGCATCCATATCCACTATTACTTCCCAACAAGGCAAAGCACGGATTGATACTCTTTCTAATACATCCGTGCTTTCAGTAGGGGATAACTTGAGGAAACTTGAGGGATAAATAAGGGCTAGTCTACTTGCTATCTCTAACTGCTCACGCTTGTCAAACAAGAAACGATTAATAATTGCCTCTGCTACTTCCGGTCTTCCATTCGTTTCGCTTGCATCCTTACCAACGACAATAGCAGGATTGCGACTAAACAACGATGCGATAAACCCTTCAACATAACTAAAACAATCCGCAGTTTCTACTCGGATCATTGTATCATCCATATACTCACTTTGCCAGAATCTATTCTCATACACGTCACGATAACGCTTTAACTCTGGTCTTAACTCATCATAGAAATGATTATGTTCGTCTAGTACTGTTCGTATTAAATGTACTATCTCTGCTCTAGTTCTAGCCATTAGTATCTCCTATGCAACTGAGGACTAACACCAGCAGTCGATAACACTTTATCTGCTTTCTGTGAGATTATCCACTCTGGTAAATATGCTCTCTCTTTTATCTTAACACTATTTAAACACCAATATGCTAAAGACATTGCCATTGCACTATCACAGTGAGTATCTAAATCATCACCAAACTTTAATATACCCTTCTGGTCTACTGTTATACTTCTTAGTTCTGTTACTGTAATGTTGTCTATCATTCGTATTGATCCAGTCTGTATTCCCTTCTTTAAGTTCTCAAACAACAATGGCTTTGTTCTACTAGTCGTTAAGAAGTCTTTACCTGTATGACCATCCTTCCATAACTTATAAAACCCCTGATGCATTAGTTCATTAATCGTTGCTAATCCATAGTTGTTACTCTCTACCAATGTAAGTGCATTGTTATATGTCACACTCATATCGTATATATAATCTGCTAATTGTATCGGACTTACTGTATTACTTCTGTATATACATACTGGTTGTAATGTGTTCCTACTTACACAATACACTACTGCATAATCTCTACCAACACCACCACTAACATCTACACCAATAGCATACGTACCATCTGGCTTAGGTTCTTCAAACGTTACCCATTCTGTAGGACTAACTTGTATTACGTCTATATGTTCAAAGTCATCGTATGTAAAGTATGTATTACCACTAATCCTGTATGCTTCATCTAATGATAATGGATACTCTCTGACAAACTTCTCCCAACCTAACTTACTTACCTTTTCTCTTCTCCAACATAGTTGTCCTAGTGTAAGTCCATAGTCTTCCTGTAACTTTAACTCTGTATCAGTCAACGTTATAGGTATGTCTTCCATTGTATATTCTGCATGTCTATACCAAGGAAAGAACAAGTACTTCCAATTAGCCTCTCCTATCTGATGTTTATGTATCTCTTTCCATAGACAATCATTGTAGTAGTTAGCAGTACTCTCTATGACTAACTGTCCATCATTCAATGCACTGATAGCACTAGCCTTAAGTTCTTCTGGATTCTCTGCAAAAGCATACTCTGAGATATGTAACATACTACAAGTCTGACTACGTAAACCACCAGCCTGTGTTGCTGCTGCTGCTACAATCCTACCACCACCTTTGAATGCTAACTCTGTTGTATTGTTTATCTCTACTTCACGTTGCAATGCCAATGGTAGATACTGATAGAATCTCTTGTGTATATGTAGTAGATGTTTAGAACTAGCAATCTTATATGACAAGATAACACACGTAACTGGTGTCGATGCAGTGTATGCCTTCCAGAACATATAAGCACAAACAACTGTACTGCTTCCTATCTGCCTAGGCTTAAGAACTAATGTGTCTTCACCTTCTTGCAATGTATTGATAATGTCTATCTGCTCTGCATTCAAACGTAACGGAACAATCTTGCCATACTTATCGACAATCTTAAGCCTAGTAATAAACTCGAATGGGTCTGCAAAGACATCTTGTATACTTAAGCTATTCATAGAACTCCTGTAAACCCTTAAGGGGTTTCCCAAAATACGAGGGCGCGCCTATTTCCCAAAATCTCATATATGTCACTTGGTATATTATATAACTATAGGGGTTAACCTGTGGACGTGGGTGCGCCGTTTTATATGTCACTTGCTGTGTCACTTGACTCAATCCACTTTTGAACCTCTAAGATGTCGGTATTGTCGGGTTCACCTAGTTTTTGTGTCACTTCCCGCTGATGTAAGAGTGACACAAATTGGTTTAAATTGTGTCCGTTGAACGTATAACAACTGCCATTTTCTTTTATCTCACTTTGGGCCAGCGTAATGTAACTCCATAGAAGCGCATTTATATTCTGCTCCTTAATAGCCCTACTCATTAGAGCCACAGGGGATAATAGCCTACCCGACGTACTTCCCTTTGGCCTTCCTCGTTTCCGTTTATTTAGTTGGTCTGACATATAATTATATCCTGGTTTGGAAGTGGTATAAAATATTATATATCATATTTAAATGTATATTAAAATAAAGATAAAAAGATAATGATAATTAGATAGTGGAATAGTGATGATGATGATTAATA